GCGACCAGTCGCTCCTGTCCAGCAGGCCCTCGATCTCGTAGGCATCGACGGCGCCGTCCTCCCACGACACGGCCGGGTCGGGCGGCCGCTGCGCCGGCACGTTCACGGTCTGCCTGGGGCATCCTTTGTGATCGAACATCGGATCGCCGTTGTGCAGCCAGGCATGGAAGTTGGGCGGGCTTCCGGCCTCGCGGGTGAGCACGATGCCGGTCACGAACCATGGCACGCCGGTTCGCTGCTCGACCGCCCGGAAACGCGCCCGGGCGTCCGGCGCCATGATGGCCTCGGCTTCGCGCATGGTCTCGGGCAGGCGCGTGAGGCCGCCGGGTTCGTTGACCTTGCACCAAAGCTCCGCGTACTCGGGACGCAGCGCTTCGAATGTGAGATTCGTCGCTGTTCTCCATTTTGGTCAGCGCACATCTCGATGAATTGGATTTGCGGCTCATGAAGGCGCATTTCTCCTCTCCGCATGGGGAGGGATAACCGCGCTGTTATTTGACGAGATGCCCTTCAGGCCGCTGAGCGTAGAGCAACCGCGATCTTGCTGCGGCGCTGGCGCGTCCTTTCGATCGGACGCTCGACAAAGATGTGCAAGACAATCGCGATGATGACCGACGCCGATAAGGCCGCGATCGTCCATCCGGCCTCGCCCTGCGGCGCGCCGAACTTGAAGAAGATCGCGCCCTGGACGATGCCGTGCACCAGATAGAGCGGGTACGAGATTTCTCCGATGGCCCGGTCCAGGCGATCATCCTTGGTCGCCGCAAACACGACCGGTACCGACGCCGCAAAGGCGAGATAAAACACCCAGAAGGCCGGCCCATCCATTCCGGTGCGCGGGTCGTTTGGCATGACGATGCCGGCAGTCGCGCTGCCGCGGATGAGCCACACGAGCCATGCTGCGAGCAGCGCGTATCCTAACCACCGCGGCAGGCGCTTGCGGGCGCCGATATGCGCATGATACGCGAGGCTGCCCAGCAGAAACATGCACAGCGTGCCGGGAAAAAAGAAATAGCCCCAGACCGGCGACGGCAAACCGAGCCAACCTATCAACGCCCACCGTATCGCCAGCGCCAGGATCAGGAGCGCCGCCGTGCGCGCGGCGCTCCGCACCACGAATGGCGCAAGCGAATAGAAGAAAATCTCCGACGACAGCGACCACGCCTGCCCGACCAGCATCCACTGTGCGTTCAGGAAATCGCCTGACCCGAAGGCGTTTCGCGAGAACTCGAAGAAGTCCTGTCCCACCACGCCGATATTGAGGAAAGCGAGCACCGCTTGCTCTGCGGGCGCGACCGGCAGCCACGCCGTGAATGCCGTCGGCGAACGGGTCAGCACGAACCACAGGACCATGAACGCGGCGACCGCCGCGTAGGCTGGGTAGAGCCGCAGGAAGCGGGCCGCGTAGAATGGCTTTGCAGCAGAATATTTCTCGCTCAGCACCATCGCCATGTAGAAACCGGAGATGATGAAGAAACCGAGCACCGCGACCGCGGCGTTCAACAGTCTGAACGGCGCGCCGGGCAAGTGCCAGACCGCGACAGACAGCGCCAATGTAAATCGCATCGCCCCCATTCGGGCGTGTTAGCAGCGGGCGCAACGTGGAGCAACATCGCTGTAGGGGCGACCCTTGTGGTCGTCCAGTTGCCCGTCCAATGCACGATGAGAACCCAGAGTGCGCCCCGCAGGACGGCTTTTGTCAATTCGGCCGATGCGCGGCGCACAAGCGGCGGCGGCCACAAGGGTCGCCCCTACAAGGGCCATTGAAGATGTCGCTTCCGTGCCCTTGGCCGCGTTACGCCTGGATCTCCTTCAGCCCCATGATGCCGTTGCTGTTTGGGTAGCTTGCGGTGCCGCCAACGGCCATCCACAGCTGGACCGTGTAGGTCACGGCAGACAGCGCGGCCGGCGCGTCGAGCCATGAGATCGGAATCGAGCCGCCGCCGCTGTTGGCGGGGGCTATGATCTGACAGTTGCCCATCCCGATCGGGGTCGATCCACGCACCAGGCGGATGAGGGCGCCATCGGTGTCGGTCGAGTTTGTGAGCTGGCCCTGCGCGTAGACGTCGATCAGGTTCGTGGAGGACGTGGGCGTTATCTGCGCGGTCACCACGCTGTTGGCCGGCGTGGTGGTGGCGTTGTTCGAATTGGTGCCGAAGAAGTTCAGGGATTGCTGCAAAACGGCGCCGGGCAGCGCCACGCCGGGTCGGTAAAGCTCCATGCGGGTCGGTGTCAGATTCCAGGTCCCGGCGACAGCGAGTGTTGAGCCCGCTTCCCAGGTGGCGAAGCCCAGCACGCCGTAAGGTACGCTGGCGATCGAGGCCAGGCCATAAAACACCTGGGCCGCATTGGCGCCACCTCCGAATGCCGTGATGTTGGCGATACCCCAGCCGGCGAGCGGATAGATGCTCCAGCCGCTCGCGCTGCTGCCGGCGAGGCAGTTGATCACCGCGAGCGACACCGTGCCGCCGTTGTTCACGGCCACGACCCAGATGCGCCCCGGCGTGGCGTTCTGGAAGCCCAGGGTCGAATTTGCCGGCACCGTCACGGAGAGCGGCGCCGTTACGGCAATCGCCGTCAGTGCTCCGCTCGCGGGGGTCGCGGAGCGGAACGCGAACCACACGGGATCGGCGGCCGACGGGTCTGCCCCGGCGAGCGTCTTCACCGCGATCGTCAGCGCGCTTGAGCCTACCGATGGCACGAGCTGGCCGTTGAGCATGTTGAGGCCGAACGCAGCGGCCGACTGCGCCAGGGTCGCGGCCGAGACGCTGCCGGCAGGCGGCGTAAGCAGCCCGCCATCGGCCAGCACCTTGCCGGTGGCGTCCGCGAAGGTCGCGACGTGCCCGGCGGTCGATGAGCCCGGCCCCGTCACATTGCCGGTGCCGATCGGCGGCTGCAAGCCGGCAGCGGCGGCGCTGTTCGCGAGCACGATGGTCCAGTCCGCATGCGTGCCCGCGCCGCCCGTGGCGGTGACATTCACGGTGAGCAATGTTCCGCTGTAGGCCGTCACCTGGCCGAACAGCTGATTGGCGTTGTTTGCGGTCTCGTTGATCAGCACCCATTGGCCGGCCTGGAACGCCTTGCCGGCCTGGACCGTGAAGGTCTTGGACCCGATGCTGACCGTGGCGGATGTCGTCGATGTGGCGGATTGCGCTGCGGTCGCGACGGCGGACTGCGGCGCGAAGGTGATGAGCGAGGCGCCGACCACAACGGGATCGTCGATGCACGTGCAGATGAAGGTCTGCCCTGCATTGACGGCGCCGAGTGCGACCGTCACCGCCATGCCGGAAAAGAATTGCGTGTTGGCGCTGGCGTCCGTGGTGCGCACCCACGGGCCGCTGTTCGCCGCGTAGATGCCGTTTTGCGTCGCATCGGCCTGGTCCTTGACCAGCACGCGATCACCCGCGACGAGCTGCACACCGTCGATGAGAAGGAGGCCACCCGCGGCGAGATTGAGGTTGCCCCCAGTCGTCGCCACGCGCACAGGCGGAAACGATCCGGAGATCAACAGCGTGTTGCCGGCGATGGAGTTGATGGGCATCGGCGATCCTGGTATGGCGGTGGCGAGAAGGGAAAGGGCGATGCTGCGGATGCTAGTGCGATTGACCTTGGTGGCCGCGCTTTTTGCGAGCCTCCTGTTAGCAATCGACCGGACGGTCTGTGGATTCACGCAGTGTGGAAGCAACGAAGCCCTGCGGTCTTTCCTCGCCACGATGGCTAATTGATCATTTTGACGCTCAAACCGCGGCATACGATATCATTCGCAGTAGCGGTACCGTTCTGGCCAGTCACCTTGATAAGTATACCGGCCGAGTCTGTTTGATTGTCGGTGCCTGACTGCATGCCGGGGATCGTGTTGCCTGCCGTGATACTCGCCCAATGACACTGCGTGTTAGACCCAGTCTTATAAATTTCGCCCTCCACGCACCAGCCTGTACCATTCTGTGCAAGTGGGGTCGAATTCATGATCACGTTGCCGGCACCAAAGTACAACCGAATCGTTTTGCTGTTTGCGGTTGCGCCGTAGCTGCCCCACGCAGTAACTCGGACGCCGCGGCCAACGGCATCGAGCGCATTGGCGGGTAGCGTGTACGTTTGCAAATCGGTTTCGCTGGTGTTCGATCCGGTGGCGGTTTGATTCACTTGCGCGGCGAGTTGGCCCATCGCTCTCACCCAGGTCGAGGCAGCATTGCCGGCCTGTCCTAGCAGCGGTCCGGTTGTAATCGCGTTCGCTCGAATAAAAGTATTAAGGCCATCCGTATCCACCGTCGCGGCGCCACCTGGATTTGCAATCTGACCGCCGATAACAGTGTTGAAATCGGCTCCCGCTTGAAACACGATGCCGTTGTTGTAGGTGCCTTCCTCCGCGTTCACATTAACGCCGATCAGCGTGTCATTGCTCCCCCAACTTGAGAAGCCGACGGCAGCGGCATTGTTCGGCGCGATCCGTCCACCCATCCAAATATTTCGACGCAAATTGCCGGCGTTCGTGCTGCTTGTCCCGACCTGTATCCCAAATGCCGTCTGTTTGTGGATGTACTCCCACATGATCACGTTCTCTTGGAACGCTGTGAAGGGGCTCCCAGGATTGAGCACTTTGATACCGGTTACGCCGCCGTTTGGATCAACACAACGAATCTGGTTCCCGAGGATGCCCCCGCTTACAGGATTAATCTGCACCGCGGTTCCGCCGATTGAAGGGCTAATCACGTAGAACTCGATGACGCTGGCTGCGATATTGACGTTACCGGTTATGGGCGCCGCGTTGGTCGGCTTGAGTTCGATAACGGGCCCAGTGTCCCCACCGGCTTGAGCAATCTGTCCGCGCCAGCGAATATCACAATTTTCTTGACTATCGACGGTCACGAGACTTGCTGACCCGAGCGGGCCGAACGCAAGAACCACGCCGTCATCGACCTGAATGTCTGACATGAAGCCGGCTTTAATGATTATGGCGGTCGAACAACTAATCGTGCCCTGTCCGCTGACGCGCAGCGACCAGCGATTAGCGACCGCTGTATTGATTGCTTCCTGGAGGCCCTGCGTCGTGGTTCCGACTGTGCTGACAGGATTGCCCCACGGATCCACTACAGTCCACGAGCCGGAGCCCTGCGCAGGCGAAGGATACATGCGAAGCGCGCCGACAGCCCCAGCGGAGGGGACCTCGAAATCGCCTGCGGCCGAGAGGAATTTGCCTGCCGAAGCCGATCCCGCCGGTGGCGCAGGTACTAGACCGGGAGCGCCGCCCGTTCCAGCATCGCCAACGAAGTTGCTGGCCGCAATCGTCAATAGCGCGAAGGTCAGATTCGACGCTCCCAGCACGACTGGGGTAACGGCGGAAAGCTCGTAAGTCTTTCCAGCGTTAGCAATCCCGTCCGTCACCGCGATCTGCGTGCCGCGGGTCCACTGCGAATTGTTTGCGGCGTCGATCGTGCGCGTCCAGGGGCCGGTTGAGGCGTTGTAGAGGCCGTTGGTGCGGGCGTCGGTCTGGTCCTTGACGAGGACACGGTCGCCGGCGGCCAGCGCGATGCCGTCGAGCGTGAACAGGCCTGACAGGGTGATGTTGCTTCCGGTCGTCGCCGCGCGCGCCGGCGCCTTGATGGCGAGATCCGGATTGGGGTTTGTGGCTATCGGCGGATCGGCCGCGGATATGGTCGCGCCGCGGCGGTCGATGGTAGCCATCGGCTATTCTCTCCATTTTCTGGATGCGCCGGCACAGTGGATGCGCAGCATGAGACGCAGGTCGCGCCGCTCTCGTGCGAGCCGCGTGCTGATTACACCGCGGTCGCGTTGACTGACGCTCAGGGCCGACGACTATCTCGATCGCGGCCGCTGAACGACTTCCGGGTACGCCGCGAAGCGCTCGGGTCCGTCCCGCCCTCCCGATCCCACACGAACAGGAGCTTTCCTTCGATCCGCTGGTCCCGCGCGGGCGTGAATCCCAGCCGCTTCAACCAGCGCACCGCGACGTCGCTTCCAGCCTCCGCAGTTGCGATCACCTGCCGGACGCCGGACCTGCGGATCATCTCCATGGCGATGAGGCCGGCGCGATGAAGCGCGACCGGGTAACGCCTCGCCTCGGGAATATCCGTGGCGGCATGCTCGCCCTCGCAAGCCGTGCCTTCGCCGCTCGGCGCAGGCGCGAACTGCGCAAACGCAATTGCGGGACCACAAGGCGGAAACGCGATCCCGCCCATGCCGATGACGCGATCACCAATGAGGGCGGTGATGGCGCGCACCCGGTAGGGCAGGGGCTCGCCGATGACATGCGGGAGATCGGCGGGAATGGTGGGACGCAGCGTCACTTTTGGCATTGCTCGGATGACGGGCGACAGATGGCGAACGACCGGCAGCGGACATCGCGTTGGCGCAAGCGCAATTGCATCGTCCGCTATCGGCCTTCCGTCCTCCGTCATCCCCGCTCGTTCGTGGTCAGCCCGACCACGACGCCGCCGACGGTGCAGGGGTTGGGCGCTTGCGCCAGCAGGCACAGGCGCGCATCGGTCTGCCAGCTGCCCGGCACTTCGATCATGGGCTCATCGTATTCGCTCCATGTCGTTCCGGCCGGCGTTGCAGCGCCGGCCTCGTAGAGCGGCAAGTTATCGAGCGCATCGAATCGCTGACCGAACGCAACGCCCTGGTAGTTGGCGTCGTAAAGCACGAGACCGACATGGTCGATCCGCTTCCTTTGCGTCAGCGCCGATCCCAGTTGCGCCGCATAGGCAAGTTTCGCCGACATGAACGGCGCCGCGTAACCGAGGCACGCAATGATGGTGAGCGCGGTCTGGCCATTGGGAAGCGTGATGGCGCCACTCGCAACCACCAGCGCGCCAATGTGAACCGGATCGCCTGTCGCACCGATGTCCGCAAAGACTTCCGCCGGATACCCGTTGTACTGCGCGCCGACCGCGAGCGTGCTGGTCGGTGATGCGGCGGTATTTGAGATCACGGCGCCGCCGAGGCCCGCCACAATGTTGGAATGCGCCTGGCCGTCCGGCAGCGCCAGCACGCCGGACGCATTCGTCACGGCAGAGCCGATCGACTGACCGTCGGCCCATACCGTGACCTGCGTGTTCGGCAGGTGCGCCAGCGTCAGGGTCGAGACCGGGGCCCCTTGATAGACCAGATGGCAGTCGAGTTGCTGGTTGATGGCGCCGCCGACGCAATTGCTGCGCGGCGCAAGCCGCTCGATAAACCGCCGTGTCACGCCATTGATGGTGCGCCGGACCACGAAATACACGAGGTCCTCGATGCCGTCCTGCGGCAGCACGGCGACGTTCTCGATTGCGCCGAGCGTCTGCAGGCGCCACCACGCGTCGACCTCATCCTTCACGTCGTACAGCAGACATGCCGCCTGGCCATCGCCACGCGGCAGGAAGATCATCTTGTCCGGCTGCGTCGCCTTGTCGATGTCGGTGAAGCCGGCCTTGCCGATGTCGAGATTGAGCCTGGTCAGGTCGCGATCGTCGTAGTCCATCTCCTGGGCGCTGAACGCCAGTTCGTAGACCCGGCGGCCGGATTGCTGCACGAAGATGCCGCGCTTGCCGGCCTTGACGGCCGGCAGCCGCTGTGCGCCCTGTTCGGAGCAATCCCGGATCACGATCTGGGTGGGCGTGACCGGCTGATCGAAGTTCGACGACCGTGCCGACATGATCGACTGCTCGCGGCCGAGCAGCAGGCGCGTCAGCGAAAGTCCCCAGGAGATGGTGTCGACCGGGCCCGAGCCCAGCGTCACGTTGATGGCGCCGCCATCGCCGGTCGCCGTGCCGTCGAGATTGATATCGGCATAGTTGGTGAAATCGTCGGATGCCGAGAGCCACGCCTGATTGCCGCCGAACCAGCACAGCCGCCCCTCGTGAAACGCGACCGAAGTCGGAAACCCCTTGAACGCCGACCAGTCGCCCTCGACCCAGTCGGTGGTCGCCTGGAGCGTCGAGAAAAGCGTGAGGACCTGGATATTCACCGAGGTCGGCGAATTGTAGCCGGTGACGCGGAATATGCCGTAACCCCCTCCGCCGGCGTAGGTCGAGGACACCGTGACATTGCCGCTAGTGTAGTCGCCGCCCTTGAAGCCCACCCGCTCCCACGCGATGACATTGTCGAGGTCAGGCGAGCCGCCAGTGCCACCAGTCGACGACGAAAATGTCGGCGAGCCGTTGGCGGTCGCAGTTGCCACGTCGATGAAGCCGGACACCGCGGAATCATAGCTGCGCTGGAATGTCAGCTTGCCGGTCCAGGCGCCCGAAGTGTTCCAACTGTAATTCCGTGTCGCGCCGACGCCCGTCACCCGCACCGCCGGCGTGAAGGCGTTCTGCGCGCCCAAAATGGTCTGGTTGAACTGGCCATTGGAGAATACCCGGAACAGGCAACCCACATGCCCCGGCTGAAACCACGGGCGGTCTGATGTCAGCGTGGTGTTGCCGGAGTAGGCGCCGGGTGTGAAGTTTGCCTGGATGCCGGGAGAGGCCTGAAACGGTCCGTCGTCGGAATAGAACAGCACCGTCGACCAGCTGTGGGCGGCGCGCCGCTCGATCTTGTACTGCTGCTGGCCGTAGCAGCCGATAAAAATGATGTCGCCGGACTGGTCGTAGCGGATATTCGCCAAATCCGCGGCGCCCCATGGTGTAGGCAGCACCAGCGGCCCGGCCGCCTCGATCGCGCACGATGTCAATGTTTTTGCCCACGCGTCTGTGGATTCGATCTGGATGCACAGGTTGGCGCTGCCCGGCGTAAAGGCGAGGGAGTGGGTCCCGGTATCGAGCGTGGTCTGGGGGATCAGATCGGCGCCTCCGAGTGTCGAACCGGCCCGGAAGACCACGGGCCCTTGCGTGATGACGATGCGAATCGCGTGCTCGATGCCAAACACGGACGGCGATATCGTCACGGTCTGCTGAATCTGCGCGAGCCCGCCGACCGGCGGGCACGACAGCGTGCACACGCCGCCTGCAACTGTCGCAGACGCGCCGGAAGTCGTGTTGGTCGTCTGCCAGTTGCCGAGCCCGAGAAAGAATGGATCCCCGATCGACGTTGTGACTGCGGGGCGGCTGACCTGCGCCTCATTGATCCACACGCGCATCTTGTTCGCGGTCAGCTCGATCAGGGCGGTGTCGAGCTTGGAGAAGACGAAACGCAGGAGCCTCGCAGGCGCATCGCCAAGCACTTCGCCGACGTAGGCAAGCCCGGGCCGCAACGCCATCGGCCCGACCACATAGGGCAGCCAATTGACCTGGCAAGCAGCTGCCATGCGCAGCTTCGCCACGTCGACGCGCGCCAGCGCGATTTTGCTGACTTCGCCCGCATTGAGCGAGTAGAGCGGGGCGTTTGCGCGCATCAGTCGTTCCCTTGCGGGCCGGTCGTGACCGATCCTCCGGTGCCGCCGCCGAGCCACAGGCCTCCGGGCCCGAACGCACCGCGGCGGGCGCGCGCCCAGAACGGCACCGGCGGCAGACCGGGCGGCTCGTCCATGGCCTCTTCGGCTTTGGCGACGCGGCGGGCGCGATCTTCCTCGCGCTGCAGGCTCGCGCGCAATTCCTTGTCGCTGGTGATGCGCAGGCAGGCCTGGCGGGCGAGGCGGAGCGCAACATAATCGGCGAAATGCTCCGGCCAGCTGCCGATGTTCATCCCGTAGACCGGATCGTTCGAAACGTAGGACACGTAGATCGGCGTCAGGTTGGCGTACCACAGCCCCGCCTCGTCGCTGTATTGCAGCAGCGGCGGATCCATGTTGGGTGAAGCCGAGACCTGGATGGTCCTCACCCAGTCGTTTGGGATCGAGAAGCAGTAGTTGAATCCAAACTGCGGCGTCAGGGAGGAACTGCTGTCGATCTGGGCGGTCCGCCTCGCGAATTTCCACAAGCCTTGCGACAGGCAGAAGGCGACGACGTCCGACCAGTAGGAGTCGAGTACGCGCCGCGGTTCGCGCGGCTCGGACAGGCTTGCGAGCTGCCGCTCGCCAAGATGGCCGAGCGCCTCGTTGTAAATGAAGAGCTGTGTGGTCATGGGGCACCGGATGACAGACGACGGATGACAGATGACGGATGGCAGTTACGGGTGACGGAGGTCAGTGGGACGGAGCTTTCGCCCTCCGTTTCTCTGTCCTCCGGCATCCGTTCTCTGTTCTCAGTCTAGAAATCCGCGCTGGCCTGGATGAATCCCGCGCCGCCGCCGCCCTGCAGCAGGGTGCCCTGGCCGGCGGTCCCGGCCGCGGTGCCGGTCACGCTGATGTAGTTTGGCGTGTGGGTGGTGCCGGCCGCGAAGGTACCGACCGCAGTCGCAGTGCCCGCAAGGTTGAACTTGAAGGAGCCGGCCGAGACTGTGACGGTCGGCGCCGCGCGCATCTGCACCGGCAGCGGAATGAAGATGATTTCCGAGCTGGCGCCGGCCACCATTCCGGCGCCGACGATCACACCCGACGCCGGCTCCGGGATATTGAAGAAGTAGCGTTGAGCAATCGCGAGTTCCAGTTCGATGTCGCGATGCTCGAATGGCGTGGCCTGCGCGCCGATCTCAAGCTGGACGCCCATGATCTGCACGAAGTCTGCGGCCCCGGCGGTGCCGACGGGCGTCGCATTGAAGAGCACGCCAAGCTGCGTGCAGTTCGCCGGCACGGTGGCGGTGAACGCGTAGCGCTGCCAGCTTGTCGTGATCTGCTGGGCGATATTTGCGCCCGCGGTCAGCACGGCATTGTTGGGCGAGGCGTTCGGCGAGATGTTCTGCTGCGGCGTCAGCGTTAGCGAGGCATAGCCCGTCCAAGTGCCCGCCACCAGGTTGGCGGCACTCTGGTTGACGCCGGTGCCGCTGGCGAGCAGCACGTTGAGTGTGCCATTCGTGGGCGACCAGTTCGCCCCCGCCTGCGCCCAGAACGACAGGGTGACGGTCTGCCCCTGCGCACGGATCGAGTCGAGGGTTTCGACCACCTGGCCGAGATTGATCACCGCCGTGTTGGCGTTCGCGGCGGCGCGGCCGAACTGGAGGGCCTGCGTGAAGCCGGGCACCGCCGTGATGCCAGTGACCTGGGACACCGAGACCGAGGACGACGCGCCGCCGACGGCGAAGAATCGGTCGGCCGTGTAGGTGACGGTGCCGGCTATGCCGGTGAAGCTCGTGCCGCGCTGCCACGGATTGGTGGTGAAATCGCCGCCGTCGATGATGTTGCGCGGAAACGCCAATTGCGAGCCGCCGACGCCTGCCGGAGCGGCGAGCGTCGCGGTGCCTGACACGCTCATGGTGCCGGCGGTCAGATTTTGTACCTGCAGAATATAGCCCTGCGGGTTCGTCTGATTGACCACGATGACGAAATCTCCAAGGCTCACGCCTTTGAAGGTCGCATCCGTGATGTAGCCCGCGGCAGTCACCTGGGCCAGCGTATCGGTCGTGGTGTATTCCCACAGCTTCCACGCGCCCTCGACCGGGCCGCCTGCAATGTAGGTAAGAGTACCGGTGGTATACGCCATTTGTGAAAATCCTTCGGATTTTCAGGCATCAGGTATCAGTAATCAGGGATCAGGTCTCTGATCCCTGACTCTGGTCCAAGATCCCTGTTGCGTGTATTTGGAGTTGCGATTTCCAGGCATCGGCGATCGGGTGTCAGGGATCTCCTCTTGATCCCTGACTTCTGATCCCTGATCCCTGTTACGTGTATTTCGAGCCGTCGTGATTGACGACGACGACGCCGGAGTTCTGGAGCAGCGCCGAACCCATGAAGATCGAGGAGCGCGCCCAGTAGTAGGCGTTCTCTTCGTTGTAGCCGGCGCGCACATCCATCTCGCCCGTGTTCACGGCGTGGCCGATGGCGGAGCGATGGAACGCGAAGCACTGCTCATTGCTGGTGCCCACGTTCGGCAGATGCGGATGGAATATCCAGTTGAAGCCGGCCCAGCGGCGGAAGCGGCGAGCCGGCCCAACCAGGGGCTTGATCTCGACGTATTCGGCCTTCTGGAATTCAGGGATCTGCATGAGATAGGCCCGCATAGCGGGCGAACCGACGAAGAACATGTTGTCTTCTTCGGTCGTATCGACGTCCTGCAGATCAAGGTGGGCGAGTGCACGCGTCGCAACCGCGAGCGTCATCACCTGAGCCGCCCCGAGATTGCTTGATGCGCCGGAAAGCGCGCCCAGGATATCCTGGTCGATCTTCCGGTTCAGTACCTTCACGGTCGAACTCTGCATGATGCGCCGGCCATCGCCTTGGGAGGCGAAGATGTTGAACTCCGTGCGCTGGGGCTTGTCGTGCCACTCCACGAGCGTGGCGGGCACTTGGGTCAGAGAATCAACACGCGGCGGAATATTGCCGTTGAGGCCGCGCGTGACGGCGGTCGCACCGCCCGAGCCGGCCACCAGGAACATCGCCTGGTTGCCCTTGATCACGGCTTCCGTCGTGCAGACGTTGCGAAGCCAGGATTGGCCCTGCTCGAACTGCGCGACGAACTCCTGACGATCGATTTACGCACAAAGGTGCGTTCAGACTGTCGCTTGCACTTTCGTGCCTGGAACACTCAGTCGTTGCCGGTGGTGATGAATGATCGCATCGATCTTGTGTCGCTTAAGCCTGGAATGTCTGGCGAGCTTCGGTAAAAATTGCAGCGCGAAATCGCGGTTCTGATACCCCAGACTTCGCTTCCAGATCTTCACCACATCGGATTGACCCTGATCGATGATCTGGCCTCCGAAGGATTTTTCCAGGAATTGCAGCACCAGGATGTCGTTGATGTGCGCCACTGCACTGACGTGGATCGCCCACT